ATGATCTATCAGAACTTCAGTAAGCGGCAGCTGTTGGCCATGACCTGGTGGAACCGGCCCCGGCTTCGGGATCGGGACGGGATCCTTTGCGACGGGGCTGTCCGGTCGGGAAAGACATTGAGTATGGTCACGGGGTTTTTCCTGTGGAGTATGGCCTGCTTTGACGGCTACTGCTTCGGCCTGTGCGGAAAGACTATCGGGGCGCTGCGGCGGAATATTGTGAGGAATCTGTCCGGGTGGCTGGGGGATACGGTGTCCATCCGGGAGAGCCGCAGTGAAAACAAACTGGTGGTCACCGACCGGGCCGGACGGCAGAACACCTACTACCTTTTTGGCGGCCAGGACGAAAGCGCCTACAAGCTGATCCAGGGCATCACCCTGGCCGGTGTTCTTCTGGATGAGGCCGCGCTGATGCCCCGGTCCTTTGTGGAGCAGGCCTGTGCCCGGTGTTCCGTAAGGGGGTCAAAGCTTTGGTTCAACTGCAACCCGGAGGGACCGGAGCATTGGCTCTACAAAGATTGGATCCAAAAGGCCCGGGAGAAGAATCTTTTGCATCTGCATTTTACTATGGAGGACAATCCCGGCCTGGATCCGGCCATCCGGGCCAGGTATGAGGTGATGTATACCGGGGCGTTCTACCGGCGGTATGTGCTTGGGCAGTGGTGTATGGCAGAGGGCTTGGTGTATGATTTTCAGAAGTCCCGCCACATCACCGAGAGGATCCCGGATGGGGGGCGGTACTACATTTCTGTGGACTATGGCACGCAAAACCCCTTTTCCGCGGGACTTTGGTGTGTGGCCGGGGGTAGGGCGGTGCGGGTTCGGGAGTTCTACTACAGCGGCCGGGAAACCGGGCGGATGCTCACCGATGAGGAGTATTACCGGGAGCTGGAGCGGCTTGTGGGGGAAAAACACATCGAATATGTGGTGGTGGATCCGTCGGCGGCGTCCTTTATTGCCACAATTCGCAGCCACGGGCGGTTTTCTGTGCGAAAGGCGAAAAATGATGTACTGAACGGCATCCGGCTGGTGGCGGAAATGCTCCGGGAAGGGATCCTGCAGGTTACGCCCGGCTGCAAGGATACCATCCGGGAGTTTGCGCTGTATCGGTGGGAGGAAAACGGGGAAATGGACCGGGTCATCAAGGAGAATGACCACGCAATGGATGATATCCGCTATTTCTGCGCCACGGTCCTGCGCAGAGAAATGCGAAGAAATGGAGGAAACGGCAATGAAAAAATGGCTGGTGAATAGCTTCCTGCCCATGTGGGCCAAGGAAACGGTTCTTCAGGAAAATCGGCAGCTGAAGGAGGAAAACCGGACGCTGCGGCAAAAGGTCAGTCAGCTGGAGGCCTATGCCCTGGGGCTGCGGACAGGCCTGCGGGCTGTTGGCCGGATACGGTTGGGTGGAGGTGAAAAATGAGTATTTACAGTTATGAGCAGGCTTTCGGAGCCTCGGATAAAACAAGCACGGCTATGCGCAAGGCCATCGAGCGGTGGTTTTCTATGTACTACGACAGTACGGTTACGGAAGCTGCTGACCCCTGCCAGCGGAGTCCCTACACGGTGGTCAGCAAGCTGGTGAAGGCTGTGTTCGGTGAGTATAAAGCCACCGGCACCACCCCCACCGGACAGGCCATCCTGAACGGGTTGGACGCCCACAGGGGAATGGCAATGCAGCTGGCTCTGGTGGGAGGTACCTGCTATATCAAACCCTGCCCCGGGGAGGCGGGGTTTTTGTTTACCCTGATCCCCCGGAACCGGGTGCTGATTTTCGGCACTGACCCGGCAGGCCGACCCACGGACATTGGCTTGGTGGAGAAATGCGTGGCGGGCAATCAGTATTACACCCTTTTGGAACGGCGCACTGTGGACGGGGCTGGGTATCTGACCATCCGCTACAAGCTCTACCGCAGCCGGGATGACCGGAATCTGGGCGCGGAGGTGCCGCTGCACAGCATACCTGCCTATAAGGATCTGGCGGAGGCGTACTGCTACCAAAAGCCTGTGGGCGGTGTGGGTCTTGTGGCTATGCGCCTGCCCATGCTCAACTGCGTGGATGGGTCGGCTGACGGGGTGGCGGTGTATGCCCCGGCAGAGGGGCTTATCCGCAACATTGATTGGAACGAGGCTCAGATGAACGGGGAGTTTTCCCGGGGTGAGAGCCGGGTGTTTGCATCCCGGGATCTGCTGGATAAGGATTTTGGCTTGCAGGACCATTTGTTTGTGGGACTGGATGAGGACCCGGAGCGGGTGGGACTGACGGTCTTTTCTCCCAAGCTGCGGGAGGAGTCCTTTTTGGCCCGGAAGCGGGAGTATCTGCGGAATGTGGAGAGTGTGCTGGGGCTGAAACGGGGTATGCTGTCCGACTCCAATATGGAGGACCGGACCGCCACGGAGATCACCGCCAGCGCGGCGGAATTCTCTTTGACGGTGATGGATTTTCAGAAAATGTGGCAGCGGGCTGTGGAGGAGACACTGGCGCTGTGCGGTATTTTGCGGGAGCTTTACGGTTTGCCGGGGAAGGATCCCGGGCAGGCGCATTTCGATTGGGGCAACGGCACCCTTTACGACCAGGAAAAGACCTGGGCGGACTATATGGAAATGGTCAGCAAGGGTATTTTGAAGCCGGAGGTGGCGCTGGCCTGGCGGTTTGGTCTTCACGATGCGGATGATGCCACCGTCCGGGAAAAGTTGATGCCCAAATAGAAGGACCGTCGGAGACGGCAAGCGCCTTCTTATGATGGGGATTTCCACGGGCAAAAATGCCCTCGGAATGACCGATAAATTTGGAAAAAAGCAGCCGAAAGGCGGCTTTTTTATATGCCTGGGCCGGCGTAAAAGGCTGAAATTTTGGGATGCAAACCCGTAAAAATGCGTAACGAAAGGAGAATGTATGAAACGAGAATTTTTGCAGGGCTTACAGGTGGAGGGCGTGCCTCTGCCCAAGGAGGTCATCGATGCCATTTTGGCAGAGAACGGACGGGATATTGAGGACGTAAAGGCCCGCTATGCGGATGTGGAAGGTGTGGTGGAGGTTTGGCAGGAAAAGTACAACCAGGCCGTGGAAGCCCACCGGCAGGAACTTTCCGATGTGGTATTCGGCCACAATCTGGAAAAGGCCATCCTGGCTGCCCGGGGCCGCAACGCCAGGGCCATCACCGCGCTTTTGGATGTGGACGCCCTCAAAGCCAGCAAGGATCAGCAGACCGCCGTGGAGCAGGCCGTGGAAGCCTTGAAAGAGGAGTGCGCGTATTTGTTCCGGGCGGAGACCCCGCCCCCCTACGCAAGGGGCACCGGCGCAGCTGTGCCGGAAGAACACAAAAGCCCTGCCACCCTGGCAGGCGCAATCTTGGAAAAATTTGAAAGGAAGTAAAAAATTATGGCAATTACATTAGCAGAAGCAAAGGTCGGCATGGCCGACAAGGTAGATCAGCAGATCGTGGATATGTTCCGTCGCAGCAGCCTGCTGCTGGATCAGATGGTGTTTGACAATGTCATCTCTCCCGGTACCGGCGGCAGCACCCTGACTTACGGCTACATTCAGCTGAAGTCCCCCTCCACCGCATCTGTTCGTACTGTGGGCGGTGAGTACACCCCCGGTGAGGCAAAGAAGGAGATGAAGACTGCCAATGCCATCATTATGGGCGGCGCCTTCCAGATGGACCGTGTGATCCAGAACACTGCCGGCGCAGCCAACGAGATGGCCTTCCAGGCTGAGCAGAAAATCAAGGCCACCGCAAACTATTTCCACAACCTGGTCATCAACGGCACCGGTGATGCCACCGGCTCCGGCTATGTGACCTCCACCTTCGACGGCTTGAAGAAGCTGCTGGCCGGTACTGCCAATGAGCTGACCAGCCAGGTCAGCTTGAAGACCTCCACCGAGCTGGATACCAACTACAACGCATTCCTGGATGAAATGGACAGCTTTATCAGCACTTTGGACGGTACACCCTCTATGCTGCTGATGAACCGGGCTATGCTGGTGAAGCTACGCTCCATTGCCCGCCGTGCCGGCTACTATGAGCGCACCCAGGACGATTTCGGCCGCACTGTGGAGACCTATGCGGGCGTGCCTATGGTGGATATGGGCCAGTATTACAACGGTACCACTGTGGAGGATGTGGTGGCTACCAAGAACGGCAAGACGGCTATTTACGCAGTGAGCCTGGGCCTGGACGGTTTCCACGGCATTTCTCCTTTGGGTAACGGCGTGATCCAGGCGTACCTGCCCGATCTGAATGCGCCCGGTGCCGTAAAGACCGGTGAAGTGGAGCTGGTGGCAGGTGTTGTTCTGAAGAATACTCTGAAGGCCGCTGTCCTCAAGGACATTGCCATCGCTGCAGCCTAAGAGGGGAGGCGCTGCCTGTGGTGGATTATGAGTTCTATGTAAACGATTACATGGGCAGCGCCATTCCGGAAAAAGCCTTTTCCGGTGTGGCGGCCCAAGCGCAGCATTGGCTGCAAAAATTTGAGTGTTTATACAGGGTGGAGGCCTCCGGAATGGAGGCGAAGAAAATGGCGGTGTGCGCCATGGCGGAAACTCTGTGGGTCCGGCGCAGTGAGCGGATCACCTCTGCCCGGTATTCTGTAAGCAGGCTGCCCATTGGTAGGGAGCTGTACGAAAAGGCCTCCATCTATTTGGATATGTACCGGGGAGTGAGGGTGTAAAATGGAGATGTTGGAAAAACTGCGGCAGTTTTTACTGGGTTTTTCCGGCTGGGAGGAAGCGCCTTCTGCGGATTACGGAGAGGATGGGCCGGGGCAAACCGGTCTGTTCCCTCTGTCTCAGGAGGTGGTAGCCCGGCGGAAGGATCTGGCGGGAAATGCGCAGGTGACGGTGCTGGCCCGTTTTACCCTCCGCAGACGGCTGCGGCCCGGACAGGACGGGGGCCAATGGCTGCTGGACTTTGGGCACTGGCTGCAGCAGCAAAAGATTGCGGGTCTGACGCCCCGGTTTGGGGATGTTCCGGCAGGGGAACGGCTTCGGATGCAGAAGGGGTCCTTTGAGCAGATCCCCCGGCTGGGCGCAGGGCTATGTTCTGTGATACTGGCGGCGGAATTTGTGAAAGTATATCAGGCAGGAGGTGGCGGAGAATGAATACCACCCAATTGTTTTTGATTGACGGAAAGCCGGTGCTGGTGCCGGATGAAGGGCTGAGCCTGGGCCGGACGGACACGGAAGCTGCCGATTCCGGCTATGATGAAAGCGGTGTTTACCACCGGTTTTTGGTGGGACAGGGCGTGGAGCATTGGGATTTTGCCTATGAACAGCTGACTGCGGCGGAATACGCCTATATGGAGGGCTTATTTGCCGGGAAAAACACTGTTCAGTTTACCTGTCCCGGTGAGACAGCGGCCCGCACGGTCACCGCTTATCGCAGCAAGCATACCGTCCGTTGGCAATCGGCAGCGGACGGTACCTACCGGGACTATCGGTTCCGGGTGCAGACCTGTTAGGAGGTGGCGGAATGCTGAAAAACTTATTGATTTTGTCTGACGGAACGGAGATTTTCTCCGGAACCGGTAGTGTGAATGCCATTTGCTCCGTAAAATGGTCTCAGCAGGTGAACCGGGGGGAGGAGCTGACCCTGGGTTCGGTGTGTGCCGGCAAGCTGGAGGCTACCCTCTTTACACCGGGAGGGCAATTGGAGATCCCTGTGGGTGCGGATGTGTTTCTTTACAAGGTGGATGATGCCGGCACACGGACAAAAGTTGGCCTGTTCACCGTGGAAAGGGCCATCAGGCCCAGTGCTAACCGGTATGAGATCACCGCCTATGACCGGGTGCGGCGGCTGGACCGGGATCTGAGCGGATGGCTGGAGAGTATGCCCCAGTGGCCCGGTACCCTTTATGAATTTGCCAAACAGCTGTGCGCGGCTTGCGGTGTGACACTGGCAAATGGGTCTGTTCCCAACGGGAGCAGAGCTGTCGGGCGGTTTGCCGGTCGCGGTATTACCGGCAGACAGCTGATGCAATGGGTGGGGCAGGCTGCCGGGCGGTTTTGCCGTGCCACCCCGGAGGGGGCGCTGGAGCTGGCCTTTTATGCCGCCGGGGATGTGAAAATTGCGCCCGGTGGGGAAAGCTATGCATTTCTGGATACTCTCAGCCGGGGAGAATCTCAGGCGGCGCCCATCGACAAGGTGCATATCCGGGCAGACAGCAAGGATGTGGGCACTGTGTACGGCACCGGCAGCAACGGCTATGTGATCACCGGAAATCCGCTGCTAACGGGGGATTCCGACAGCTTGCGGGAGGCTGCCAGGGTGCTTTATGAGATATTGCAGGGGGTGACCTATACCCCCTGCAGGGTGACGGTTCCTGCCACCACGGGGATCCGGGCCGGTGATATTGTGCAGGTGACCGACGGGAACGGCAAGGCCTTTTCCGTGTATGTGATGCGACGGGTGCAGCAGGGGCAACGGGATACCCTGGAATGCACCGGCAGTCCCACACGGGAG